TTTAGGATGTTCCTAAGCTCTCTAAAACGCAAAGTTTCCGACGTGCCCAATTGCTTTAGGCGCTGCCGGAACTGATCAAAAGATTCTACCTTGCCGCTTTCGCTTTTTAGGTAAACAGTATTACCCCGTGCCATTGTCGCGTAGGTTTGTCTTAACTAGCAAAAAACGGCGGCGACCTTCGGGCGCTACGCTTACTATATCGTAGTCCTCGGCGTTGTAAGTTAATTTCCATTTTGCTGCCACGCTGTTGGGGTAGCGTAAACGCCAGGTAATACTAGTGGCGCTTTGGATTTGGTCGTACGGCATGGTTTCCGTACCGGTTGCGCCTGGCACTATGCGCTCGGCATAAAATGAGCCTGCGCTGGTCCAGGTCTTTGTTACCTGGCCGCTGTTATTTGTGGCCGTAGTCGGCTGGTAAAGCGTAACGCGCAGGTCTAGCATCAGCTAAAGTTTTGGCGGTAGCGAAACGCTAGGCGGTCAAAAAAGCGGTTTGAATTGTACGGCAAGTCGTCGCCGTAATCGTACCCGAATTTAATGCGCTGGTACAGCGCGTGTTTAATGTCTGCGGGTGGGTTAGTATCGCCGCACGTATAAACTATCACCATACGCTCCGGGGTTTCCTTTAGCGTAAGGGTCGTATTAACATAGGTGTAATCGGTGTATAGAACTTGGACCGTTGCGGTTCCTTCGTCGTCGTATGCCGTTACACTGGTAATAGCCGTAACGGGGCCTAGGGGTAGGGCGTATTGCTCCTGCCCCCAGGTGTCCACTGTTACAGTTGTTGCACCTAAACGGTAGCCGGTATAGCTGTTAAATTCCTCGACCGCTGCGCTAAAAAGCATAGTTAGTAGCGCGTCGTCTGCGCTACCGTCTACACGGCAAAAGGCCTTTACCTCGGTAAGATTTACCGTAATCGGAGTATAACTGCTAACCGTTACCATTTTGTTTAGATAGTTACGTCTGTTGCTAGAGCAAAAGAAGCGTTACGCAATACGGCTACGTCCATGAAACGCTCTACGTAGATCTCCACGATAGAAGACTTCATTTGAGAATAAGGGTCAACCATCAAAGTGGCACCGCCCCAAAATCCAATCTGAACGTCTGCAAAGTTACCGAAAAGTAAGCCGTAGGTATCGGGAGTACCAGTGGTCTTTTTAGAAACCGTGGTATTGAAGATATTGTAACCGTTGGCAGTTTTAACTGGGTCAAGCATGCCCTCAACCAAGAAGCGTCCGCTACCTGCGTCCACTTTGGTTTTCTTTAGCTTGGCTACTACGTTAGGGTGAGTAACGTAAGCAAGGCTGCCGGCTAGTGCGTCGCTAGCAGCTAGTGCAGCTTCCATGTCTACCAGGTCGTCAAAAGTGATAGCACCTAGGGCCAAAGCCTGCGCTGCTAGTTCAGTGTAGATACCGCTAGGCTGGTTAGATGATCCAGTACCGTTTAGTACTGCGTTCTCTAGGCCTTTGTTGAATGAAAGGTTAAGCTGCTGAATTACGCGCTGCTCAATTCCACGGCTGTACTCTTGGCGCAGCAGTTGGTTTGACATGGACGCAGAAATTACGGCACGCTTAGGCGACATAGTAACTTTATCAAAGTTGATGTCTTGGACGGTGTCGGTTCCGGTTTCGGTCTGCCAGTTTAGCGTGTAGCTAGACGTTTGCTTAGGAAAGTCGATGTTACCTACCAGGTTCTCCGCAACCGAGCAAAGGCTAAGGGTTGGAGTGTTAGGGTACAAAAAGTCGATGTAGCGTCCTGGCTCGGTAAATACCAAGTCGCCGCCAAGGTTTCCACCAGTTCCGCCAGTAACTGACTGAGTACGGGTAAAAAGCATTTCGGGCATGTTAACAGCGTGCATGTCGCGCGCGTCAACTCCAAGCTTACGCTTTTCGTTTAGGCCTTCCTGGTTTACTTCGGCTTCGATGCCGGTAAGCTTACCGCTGCGGGCTTCGTTGATTGCTTTGATGATGTTGAATTTGCCAAGGTTACGAGCTTCGTTTTTTGATAGCTGACCTTGAACGGCTGATGCGTCTACAAAAGTGTTAGCTCTTGTTTCTGCCTCGTTTTCGTGATTTTCCACGGTTTCGGGGTTTTGGGTTAATTGTTCGGGTTCTGCCTCCTGCAAGGCTTTTTCTAGCGACCGTAATGCTACGGACGTAGTGGGGTTAGCCCCGCGAGGGGTTAAGCTAATGTCGTACATTTCGCCAATTTGCTCGATTACTCGGGTTGGCTTTTCGCTGCGTACGTTCTCCCAGCGTTCCTTTTTTACGGTAAATGCCCAGCTTGCCTGGTCTACGTCGCCGCGACCTACTAGGGTGCGTACCTCGTTACCAGTTGACGTATCGGGCAAATCAAAGCGAAACTTCAAGCCCTCTTGGTCCTGCTCTAGGCTTAGGGTGCCTTCGCCGTACTTGGACCTAGCTAACACGCGGTCGTAGTCGTGGTTGTACAAAGCGTGTACGTCGTAGTCCCTTAACTCGCCTAGCGCGTTAACGTCTATGCGCTCCATAAAAGAACCCATGTCGTACTCGTTCCAGTTAAGGGCGTAGCCTTCTACGGTGTTACTCTCCGTTACCGGTATCGTCCGGCTGCGTATTTCCTTCTCCATTTTGTTGGTCTGTGCTGCCCATGTGCATGGGCTTGTTATATATGTCGCCGCCTTCAATAGGTGCCAAGCCCTCAGTGCGGCGTATTTCGTTGGCGCTCATTACGCCTATGTTCCAGTAATTCACGTTACGCTGTACCTCAGTGGTAATGTCGCCGCGCATTAGGGCCTTTAGGTCCAGCTGGAACACACGGTTACCACTTAATAGCTTGTTGGTAAACTCCATTTCGATTACCTCAATCAATGGGCGGATGCAGTCGCTAACAAATTGCGCGTTTTGCGCTTCAATGCTGTTCGCGTAGCCTGCGCCATCCATGTGGCCAATTTTGTGCGGGGGGACGCTGTAAAGGCGGCAAATTTCTTCAACACTAAAACGTAAGCTCTCAATTAACTGCGACTCTTGAAAGTTCGCAGCTACCGGCTTGTACTCTGCTCCCTCAGTTAAAACAGCGGTCCTCCCCTTGTACTCCTTGTTCAGTTCGTCGAACTGTCGGCCTATTTGCTTAACGCGGTCCGCGTCCCTAATAGTGCCTTGAATTTGTAAGATGCCTTTAGGCATACCGCCGTTACCATAAAACCCGCCCATGTGGGCAGTTGCGGCCATTGATGTGCCGATTATTTCTTTGGCGTAAACAATCGGGCTAACTCCGTTAATACCGTCAAAGGACCAGTACTTAAGGTGGATTAGCTGGTTAGGGTTTAAACGTAGGTTAATACCGTTGCGTAGGTGCAGCTGGTAAATAAGTTCGCCGCTAGTGGTGTCTACCGTTACAAGTTCGGTGTCTATAAGCTCCAGGCCGGCTAGGTTATTACCGCTACGTACCGGAAGTACGTAAGCGTTACCCCGCAGCAAAAGCTGCGTTAACATAGCCTTACGGAAATCGTAGCTATTGTATGCCTCGTTTGGTCGCTTGCTTACCAGGTCGTTAATAAGGCCAGGCTGAAATAGTAGGCCTTGCTCGGTTTCGCGGAACAGCTGCCACGGCAGTGAGGCTATTGTGTTACCAATTAAGTTAACGCAGGCGTACAAAGCGCTCACCTTTGGCGCGTTTGTGCTGCTTACATTCTCGCCCGCTAACGTAGTGTTACCGCCAAAAAGATTGATTAGCCAGGGCTTAGGGCTTATTACTCCACTAACGCTACGCTTTATACGGTCATACCATGCCATAACACAAAGTTACACAAAAATTATATCTAATTCCTCATACGTCGACATTCCGGTACTAGCATTGTGAACATAGCCCGCGAGCGCCGTAATTAGCGCAGCCGTGCCATCTATGCGGTCCGGTGCTTTATCCTTTTGAAAGGTCCAGTTATCATTTTTATCAATATGCAAGCTCGTGTTTGCAATCATCCAGGCAGTTATCGGGTTGCCGTCGTGTGTTATGCCTTTCGTGGTAACCATGCGGTAAAGTAGCTTCATAGGCTCATTCACCATAAGGGCAGACTGGCGCACCTCGTAACAAAACTGTTTGCCATATTTGCTGCGTAAACGCTCCACGGTTTCCGCTGCGTTCCATGGATCAAAGAAAATGCCCTCTACCGGGTGCTTATCTATAATACTTTCAATCATTGCTATGCGGTGGTCGGTTGTGGTTACCTCACCTTTCACCATGTCCAGCTTGCCGTTCTTTATCCAGTTCCGTGCTAGGTTAGGGTACTTCTGCTTTCGCTTTGTCATGGCATGGTCGGTAATTTGGTAATACTGGACCGTATAAAAGCGTTCGCCGTTAAAATACACTACCGCATAGGCTGTAAAGTCATTCACCGCGGCAAGGTCAACCCCTAAGAAACAGCGCCACTTGTCTAGCGTCTTGGGTTTCGGGCCTTCGCACTTTAGCCAGTGGCCTAGTTCAATGTACGGCTGGGCGCTACCTGCCCACTGGTTAAGGTGCAGTTTGCGTAAACTTAGTAGGGTTGGTTCGTCGTGCTTGGCTGTATTGCTTAATTCCTCAAGATATTGTAACGTAACTGTTATACCCAGGGACGGGTTGGCCTTGGCCCATACCTTCGGGTCGTGCGGGTCCTCTTCGTCCGTGGCTCCGTAAATGATAGTTAGCCAGCTTGGGTCAATGCTTGGCTGCTCTTTTACCCGTTCTGCGTATTCGTGCCACTTGTGTGCAAAGCTGTAAGCGCTGCCAGCTGTGGTAATTGCTACCATTTGGCTAGGGCGTGAGGCCATGGACGTACGCAGGGCTTCCCATAGTTCCGGACCCTTTACCTCATTCCAGCTGTGTATTTCGTCGCATAAGATAAAAGACGGGTTAAGGCCGTGGTTACTGCCCCCGTCGCTGGTAATAGTCTTTAGGTAGCCCGGCTTGCCCTTTAGCCGTATTTCCTTACGGTAGGGTTCTAGCACCTTTTGTAGCTCCGGGTTTAGTAAGATCATGTTACGGACGTAGCCAAACAAGATGCCGGCCTGCTCCCTGGTTGCAGCTGCTAGGACTACCTGCGGGTTAGTGCCCTCATTAAATCCTTTGAGCATATGCGCTATGGCTAGCATAGCAATAAAAGCGCTTTTACCATTCTTTCGTGGTATTTCTAGCCATACCATGCGCTTACCCTCGGCATCACGTATAAGCTTACGCTGCCAGTCCATAAGCTTTACTGGCTGACCGGCGCCGCTATCCTCAGTTAAGACGCAAAAGCGTTCAATTATAGATTCAGTCCAGGTTAACTGCATCGCCCACAATCTTACGCAGTTTCTCTATTTCGGCGTTTGCCTGCTTTAGTGCTTCCATTGCTGGGTTTTTTCTTAACACTGGTTTGCCTCGGTCGGTCACTGCTTCCAGTATTGCTCCGTGAGTATCTATGCTTCTCTCGCATTCTGCTTTTACCCGCTCCCAGCGTGCTAGTTCCTCAATCATTTGGCTAAAATAGGTTATTTGGGGTGTTTTGGTCCTTACCCTGGTCAAAGGAAAAGGTGACGGTGGAA